CTGTTTCTCGACTACCTGTACACGCTTCCCGGGTATGATGACCCGAATCTCGACCTCGACCGGATTGACAACGACGGGCACTACGAGCCCGGAAACCTGCGGTTCACCACGCACGCCGAGAACATGTGCAATCGAAGCGTACGACGTGCTGGACGCGGGTCCCCGTAGCCGCTTCTGTCTGGGAACGGGGATGGTCGTTTCTAATTGCTACGGCATGGGCGAGGGCATGCTCGCCAAGCGCCTCGGGCTGCCCACGTACCTCGAGAAGTCAAAGGATGGGGTCTCCCGCCTGAAGTCGGGCCCAGAGGGCCTGGCGGTGCTCCGCAAGTTCCATCGCCAGGTTCCGTACGTCGGGGGCATGGCGAAGAAGGCCAAGGACAGGGCGGAGCGCCGCGGGTACATCGTGACGATCCTCGGGCGTCGCTGCCACTTCCCGCGGCGCCCCGACGGCTCCTACGACTGGACGAACAACGGCCTCAACCGCCTGATCCAGGGTTCCGCCGGCGACCAGATCAAGCTGGCTTTGGTGGCCATGGGCGACGCGGGTCTCGACAGCCAGGTGCAGGTCCACGACGAGGTGGTCGGGGGCTACCCCAACATGGAGGCGGCCAGGGCCGTCCAGTCGATCATGGAGGGCGCCCTGAAGCTGCGGGTGCCGTCGCGCGTCGACCTGGCGGTCGGGCCGAGTTGGGGCGAGGCGCAAAAAGTAAAATAAGCATTCCCTTTTTCCGGGGTCCGGTGCATAGTGGTGGGTGCCATGAGACTGACAAAGATCCACGTCGCGAATCTCGCGGCTCTCATTTTTCTGGCGCGCGCCGCAGGCGTCCCCTGGCGCTGGGCGCTCAGCGGTCTGTGGATACCGCTGGCCGCGTCCGGAGCCCTAATCATCGGGCTCATCGCGTGGTCGGCCCTAGTCGTCTTCTGGATCCAGGAGTAGCCGTGCCAGAGAGTTCGATGCGCAGGAGGGTGGTGAAGGCCCTCTGGAAGTTTGACGCGATGCCCGTCGAGAACTCGGCGGTGCCCGGCACCCCCGACATCGAGTACATCGGCGGGTGGATCGAGCTGAAGCAACTGCCACGGTGGCCTGTGGACCCCGAGGGCATCGTGAGGATCCCCACGTTCGTCAGGCAGCAGCGTGTGTTTCACGTCCGCCGGCGCCGCGCTGGGGGCAGTACTTGGTTCCTCCTGCAGGTTGGGCGGGAGTGGTTGTTGTTGGACGGAGCGATCGCCGCGCTCAGCATCGGTCGGGTTCGTCGCCGGGATCTCTACGACCTGGCGGTCCACCGCAGCACGTGCGGCCTGCAGAAAAAGGAGTTGGTCGAATGTATCTCGCGCCCCACGAAAAGCTTCTGCTTGACCGGCGGCGACGTGGAACGACTCAGGTCGCTGCTGCCCGCAAACTCCGGGTGACGCGCAGCACATACCTGGGGATGGAGACCGGCACCATCCCCCTGCGCCGACCACCGGTCGTCCGGGGCCTGACCCTGGGCGAACGATGCTTCATCCTCCGTCGACGTGCGGGACTCACCCAGCGGGACGTCGCTGCTCACCTCGAGCGCAGCCTCCGGTGGATCCGCATGATGGAGACGGGACTCGCACCGGCCACCGAACTATGGGAGTTCTGGCGTGGACAAGCTGACGTTTCTCCGATCGTTTCACCCGGCCGGTCCCTGGGTCCTCAGCGCCATCCACCCCGAGCCCCCAAAGCAGATTGAGACCCGCACGTTCATGCCGGACGAGGCTGAGGCCTGCGCCCAGTGGGTGGAGCGCCACAACGTCGAGCGCAACATCTACTTCTCCGTCAACCTCCCTAACCGGAGGCTGACGAAGAAGGCGACGAAGACCGACATCCACAGCGTGCCGTGGCTCCACGTGGATATCGATGCGCGCGCCGTAAACCCCAGCGACCTAGAGGTCGAGGGGGCGGCAGCAGCCCACTTGGCCCGGGAGATCGAGCGGATCAGGCTGCTGGTCACCGAACGCTGCCCGACACCGGCGCCGACGGTCATCATATTCAGCGGCGGCGGCTACCAGGTGTTCTGGAAGCTCGAGGTGCCGTTCGCCACCAACGGCGAGCTGGCGCTGGCCGAGGAGGCCGCTGGCTACAACCGGCAGCTACTCAACGAGCTGGACGGCGATATCTCGGCGCCCAACGTCGACCGCATCATGCGGCTGCCGCAGACCACCAACTGGCCGGATGAGAAGAAGCGTAAACGCGGGCGCGTCGTGGCCGAGGCCGAGGTCTACTCGTTCGACCCGTCCCTCGTCTATCCCCTCTCGAAGTTCATGCCGGCGCCCCCCCTGCAGGTGCGTGGACCGCTGGGCGGTGGGCCGCACCCCCAGGTGGGCGCCACCTCCAACATCGAGCGGCTGGCGAACGTCGACGACCTCGACAAGTGGAAGGTCGCCGATCGAGTGAAGCTCATCGTTGTCCAGGGTGAGGATGTGGACAACCCGAAGGACGGCGACAACTCGCGCAGCGCCTGGCTGTTCGACGCCATCTGCAATCTGGTGAGGGCCGAGGTCCCGGACGACGTGATCTTCTCGGTGATCACCGATCCCGATTTCAAGATCAGCGAGAGCGTCCTGGAGAAGGCCCCGAACCACGCGCGGTACGCGGGGCGCCAGATCCAGAGGGCGAAGGAAGAGGTTGAGGAGCCGGTGCTCCGCGAGTTCAACGAGCGGTTCATGGTCATCGGCAACATCGGGGGCAAATGCCGGGTGGTCGAGGAGGTCCCGGAGTTTGGGTCCACCCGCAGTCGCCTGACGCACCAGACGTTCCAGGACTTCATGAACCGCTATTGCCATCGGACGGTGACGGCCGGCAGCAAGTCGTTTGCCGCCGGCCGCTGGTGGCTGGGCCATCCCGGGCGCCGCCAATACGATTTCGTGGTGTTCCAGCCGGGGGGCGATCCCCCGAACTCCTACAATCTGTGGCAGGGATTTTCATTCCGCTCGCTGCCCGGCGAGCGCCACCGGTCGTTCCTCGGGCACATCGAAGACAACCTGTGCCAGGGGGTGGAAGAGCACTACAACTACCTGATCGGGTGGATGGCGCGGGCCACACAGAAACCGGCGTCGCCCGGCGAGACCGCCGTGGTCTTGCGCGGGGCCCAGGGGACAGGGAAGAGCTTCTTCGCCAAGCACTTCGGCGCGCTATGGGGACGCCACTTCCTGCAGGTGTCAAACGCCAAGCACCTGCTGGGCGCGTTCAACGCACACCTCCGGGACGTGGTCGTGTTGTTCGGTGACGAGGCGTTCTTCGCCGGCGACAAGCAGCACGAGTCGGTGCTGAAGACGACGATCACCGAAGAACGGCGGATGGTCGAGAGGAAGGGGATCGACGCTGAGCCCACGCCGAACTTCACGCACCTGATCCTCGCGTCGAACAACGAGTGGGTGGTGCCCGCGGGCTCCGCAGAGCGCCGCTTCTTCGTGCTGGACGTGTCCAACGTCCACATGCAGGACTCCCCGTATTTCCGGGGCATCCTCAGCGACCTCGAGGATGGGGGCTACGAGAACCTCCTGCACTTCCTGCTGACCTACGACATCTCGAAGTTCAATGTGCGGGACGTCCCCAAGACCAAGGCCCTGCTCGATCAGAAGGATCGGACGATGGGCGGCCTCTACGACTGGTGGAAGATTCGGCTGGAGGAGGGGGCTTTGCTCCGCGACCAGCCGTCCTACGATTGCCGCGTCAAATGCCGGGACCTCCTGGAACAATGTGCCCACCACCTGATTGCGTACAACTCCAACCGCCGGGGGTCCGAGACCCAGGTCGGCATGTTCCTGAGGTCCATGTGCCCTGAGGGCTACCCGAAGAAGACGAGGGAGGGCGGCGGCGACCGCCAGTACTACTACGAATTCCCGAGCCTCGGGGTGCTGCGTGGGCTGTGGGAGGAGCGGCAGGGCCAGCCCATTGAGTGGCCGGATCAGACGCCGCCCGTAGAGCAGTCAGATATACCGTTCTGAGCCCCGCACAGGCCTTTCCTGGCCTCCAGCAAGATTTTGAAGAGTTCCCTTTTATCCGCCAGCGGCCTGTGGTATGATCGTGGGGCGAAAGGAGCAAATCATGAAATTCGCAGTACTCTTCCTGCTGGCTTTGCTAACCGTGGGCTGCAAGCGGGAAACCCCGATACAGCCGGCGGCCCCCGACCAGGTAGCGTGCATCATCAAGCTGGGGAACGCCCCGGACCCCACGGTCCACGGGTGGATCGCCGAGCGCGTGAACTACGGCATGCACCTGTACTCGGGCAACGCCTGGAACTCCCCGAGGATGCGAGCGGCGGCCGACACGCTGCGCGCCATCAACCCTCAGGTCCGACTCGGCGAATACATGCATACGATGGCCATCGGCCAGTGGACGATTGCCGCTGTCGCCAGAGGCGACCAGGGGTGGGACCGCGAGTACTACGACGCGGTCATGCCGTTTGTCGCGCGAACCAACATGCCGGATCCCGCGACGGGGTTGCCGGATACTGCTTCGATCTTCCAACGGAACTACTGCATCAACCTGCTGCTGCCGGGAGCCGTCGAGTCGCTGGCCGACTTCTACGCTGACCACAGCAAGGGCCTCGATTGGTTGATGCTCGATTTCATGACGGTGCCGATGCCCGATTTTCGGGCGTCGCAGGGCCCACGCTACGTGAGTGAGCAGACTGGGGACATGGATCTCGATGGGGATGGGCTGGGACACGCCCAGGACCTTGACGAGCAGAGTGCGCTGCGCACCGCATTCATGCGGCTGCTAAAGACGCTGCACGACCGGGCGCCTAGCCTTCTGCTGATCCCCAACGGCCAGTTGGCGCTGGTCGATGACCAGGTGGCGAAGCTCACGGACGGCGTGTACGTCGAGGGCTACGCCCAGTGGTTCTTTGGGAGCTTCGGTAACGACTATCGAGGCGCGCTGTTTGACGCGAAGCGCGTTCCGAGCCTCCAGTCGCTGAGCGCCCCACGCTATCGGAACGGCCGGGGCCTGGTGCTGCTCGAAGATCGGTACCACCAGATGACAGCGGGCTACTCAGCGATGTGCTTCGAGGGGGCCGTTGAGGTCCAGAGGATCGCCGACGGCTCCGACGCGTTCGTCCCCGACCTCACCCGCAGCCTGCGGTGGCTGGGGCCGGCCCAGGGGCCGGCGGTCGCCGTGGGCGACACGCTGCGCCGCCCGTTCAAAAATGGCGTCGTCTCCATCATCCTCCTGCAGCCGGACCGGGTCCGGTGCCTGGCGGAGGTCCTCCCATGAACCGCAGGGGACTCGTCGACTGGGCGTGCGTCGCTGGCGTCCTCTGCTGCCTGCTGTGGGCTGCGGCCTCCGATGCAGGTGTCCTCTGGGAGGACCGGGGGTTCACCCTGGAGTGGTGCGACTGGCTAGACCACCCGATGTTCGAGTGGTCGGGACTCGTCTGCGGCCTGACCTTGCCCGAAGGCGGTCAGTTCGTTCTGGGCGGATCGGGGGCCATCGAAGTACTGATCCCCGGCCACGGCTGGGTTGGAGACCGCAACATACTGGTGGCTGACGGCTGCGAACTGGATCCTCGAACGGCTCGGGACACGGCGGCCCCGGGCATCGTCAACATCACGGAGGACGACGTGTGTGAACGTCGAGGGGGCCGCGTGCTGATGATCGTGTGCCTCCCCAAGATGTTCAAGAAGGTCAGCCCGACGGCCGCCCGTTGGGTGCCGAGGGAGGTTCAGTACAATGTGGAAGAAGATCGGTAGTCTGCTGCTGGTCCTGGCCCTGGTGCTGCCGGCGACGGCCGCCACGGTCGGCGATCCGCTGGACGGGAATGACCGTCCGGTGACCACCACCGCCTGGGAAGTGGACTGCGCGCGCGCCGCGCTCTACCCCCAGTGCAACTGGTGCATGACCCAGTGCGTTTTCGCGATCATCGCCGACATGTGGTCGGGCGGCAGCATCAGTTGGGACTGGGGCGCCCGCTGACACCAAAGAGCACGGTGTGGGCGGCGGGGGCCGCCACGTGGGCAGCGCAAACACTCGAGTGGTGGCCCCCATCAACATTATGCTGGAGGCAGCATGTACAAAGAGGATGACGATGACGGCGAGGAGCGGGTGGAGATGGACGCGCGGCTCGTGCGGGGCACCGAAGACGCGCTGCTCTTGGAGTACACGGACGGCAACGGCAACATCGCACAAGACTGGTTCCCCCGGTCGCAGGTAGCGGACCTCGATGTGCACGCCGACAACATGTGCAGCCTCTCGATTCCCGAGTGGCTGGCTGTGGACAGGGGTGTCGTATGATTCTGTGCCCACGTACCGGGCGAAAGCCTTGGAAGTGCCTGTGCCCAGAGCATGTGGCACAGCGGACCGCTGTGGGCGGCGACGTGAGTCCCACGCCCAACCGCGATGTGGGGTGGGCCCCTGCGCGCGCCGTGATCCTCAGTGACCGACCGGTGCGCATAGCGGGCGGCGCCATCACCCGCGGCCTCTACTTCTTCAGCCGATGGCGGCGGGCGCCCGACGGGGACATCCTGTGGGGTCCCGACGGGCAGCCACAGCGGGAGGGGGGCCCAGGCGACGGCGGCCTGCAGTGCTGCGTACCCGAGCAATCACGCAGCCTGCTGAGGGGAGCTATGCACGTGGCGTCGGTGAAGCCCCCGACCGTCGTGCAACTCTTCCGCACTGCCAACAGCGAGTACTTTGCGCTCCGCACGTTTGATGGGGAGTACACATTCTCCCGGGACACGCTGGACAGGGCGCTGCGGGAGATGCACGAAGCGAAATGTGAGCCGCTCAATAACACTCAGGGGACCCTCGACATGGTTGTCTCGGAGACCGTCGTCCACACCCCACGCCACTGGGTGGAGCGGGCGTATCCGGTGCTCGTCACATGCAACGATCTGATCGTGGCGGCCCGTGCCATGATGTTTGTGCCGCCCTCAGAGAGCATCGAACTGCGGACCACGGATGCACAAGAGATATACGTGGCGCGCTGGAGGGACGGGGTGCATTCCTTCACCCGCCCCGCGCTGTACGGACGCGCAGCGGAGATCGCAAAAGCCCGGGGCAATGACGAGCTTGCCGCGGACATCCTGCGGTCCAGCAGGTCCTTGAGTGGCCCTGGAGACGGCAGCCTGTGGCCGCAAGACGTGTTGGACAAATTCGAGGATCTGTTCGAACGCCATCGAATGGCTGGCGCCCCCGGGCAACATCCAAATCTTGGGGCGCTGGGCCTCTGCCCGCAGCCCGGTCCTCAGCAGGCCTTCATGATTGGCGAGCACCAGGACAAGCGCACTTTCGAGCTCGGCGAGTGGGCGCGCAACGGGGAGTGGGGCACGGATCTGCCGCCCGCGGAACTCGTATTCCGCCAGGAGACCGATCCGCACCTGGTGGCCAGGGCCCGCCGGCTGATGGGGGCGCGCCGCCACCTGAGCGGGTACCCCAGATTCAGCGAGGACACCCCGCTCAGCCTGTTCTACTGCTCTGTGGACGACCGCTACTTGATCAGGGTGCCGCTCGAACAACTGCAAGAGCCTCACGACGTCGTGGTGGGCCACGACGAGTTGGTGGACTACCGGGTGCCGCCCGACGCCATCCCCATTAACCGGCCGAGCACGCGCGTCTGCATCCACATGCTCCTTAAGAAACACACCACCACGGAAATTCCTTTCGCGGAACTCCGCGCTTGGTCCGAAGTGGGCGTCGATAGCGTGTTCTGCGCGTGGGGCGCGGGCGTCGCCACCCTCAACGGGCAGGCCGTCGCCGAACTGGGCTTGCAGAAGACCGACCGATCCCCGACCATGGAGTCTCCCGAGTAGCACACCACCTGACTGGAGGAGGACGAGAATGCGCAGACCCCTGATCATGATCCTGCTGCTCTGCCTGCAGGCGACTGGCGCCTGGGCCCAGGGGGCGCCGCGGGCCGCCGTGCGCTTCGCCTGGACACAGCCGCAGACGACGACCGCCGGCCAGCCGATGGCCGATGGGTGGATGAAGGAGTACCGGATCTTCGTGGCGACCGACGAGGACACCACCTACTTCGGTCGGGTCGAGGCGCCGGTGGCCCTCGCCGACTCGTGCGTGGCCTTCGTCAGCCTCGAGATCGGAGTGCCGAGTACCGTGCAGGTCGAGGGCGTCAACCGCTGGGATGTGGTTGGGCCCCAGCGCAGCCGGTGGTCGGACACGATCATCGTGATCCCCGACCCGCCGGCGGCCCCCGGAACCCCCCAAGCCCGCCGCTGACCTCGGTGGGCCCCTGTCGCCCGGGGGCCCACCGCACACCCTGAGGAGCACCGTGAACAACGAGCCGATCCCCGCGGGCCCCGACCCCCTGGCGAGCCCCGATAGCCTGGCGACCGCGCCCACCGAGGCGCAGGCGACCGACGACACCCCACTCCGCCAGTGGCCGGTGATGCCCGGGGCCCTGATCAGCGAACTGGAGAGGGTCCGCGCGCTCCCCCCGTGCTCAACGCGGATGGAGCAGATCCAGCGGGACACCCTGGTCAACGAGGCGATCGACGCCCTCAGGCGGCTGCAGCGCGTGGGCACCCGCGTCCACAACGCCTACAGCAGTCTGCTGAGGGTCGAATGAATATCCAAACCAAAGCCCTCAGCGAGCTGACGGCCGCCCCCTATAACCCCCGCCAGATCTCCGACGTGGCGCTGGCCGGGCTCCAGGCGTCCGTCGAGCGCTTCGGCCTGGTCGAGCCCGTCATCTGGAACCAGCGGACGGGGCACGTCGTGGGCGGCCACCAGCGCCTGAAGGCGCTTGCCGCGCTGGGCCGGGTGGAGACCGACGTCGTTGTCGTGGACCTCCCGGAGATCGAGGAGAAGGCGCTGAACGTGGCGCTCAACAACCCGCTGATCACAGGTGAGTTCACCGACGAAGCGCTCCGCCTGCTGGAGGAGATCGCGGGTGAGATCCCAGAGGCCATGAGCCTCCTGCGGCTCGACGACCTCGAGGAGCAGCTGCGGAAGGTCCACGCCGAACTGGCGCCGGGCGAGGGGCTCACGGGGTCCGACGAGGTCCCGGAGGCCCCCGAGATCCCCGTAACGCAGCCCGGCGACCTCTGGATCCTCGGTGGGCACCGCCTCGTGTGCGGCGACAGCGGTGATCCGGCAGTGCTTGACCGGCTGATGGGGGGGAAGACCGCGGCGCTCTACGCGACGGACCCCCCGTACGGCGTGGGCTACGATGGGACGGCCCACCCCCAGAACGCACGCGATCAGGAGGATGGGCGCGAGCGCGGGAGCCAAAACAAGGACTGGGGCGACGAGTACTGGGATCACTACGAGTCGCCGGCAGCCTTCCAAGAGTTCTTGGAGCGGATCTTCATCAACGCCCGGCGGCACGTGGCGGAGGACGCCGCGTGGTACTGCTGGCACGCGTCGGTCACCACCCAGGAGTTCATGGGGGCGTGGGCCGCAGCCGGCGTCCGCTACCACCAGACGATCATTTGGGTGAAGCCCACGTTCGTCCTGGGCTTCCTCATGTGGAACTACCGGACGGAACCCTGCTTGATGGGCTGGCAGCAGGGCCACAAGCCGCAGGTGCATGCGGTGACCGACGAGTACTCGAACTGCTGGGAGGTCGACTGGGAGGGCAAAGCCCGCTGCACCGATAGCCAGCATCCCACCCAGAAGCCCATCCGCCTCTTCGAACTGCCTATGCTGAAGCACACGCGCCCCGGTGACATCTGCCTCGAGACGTTCGCCGGCAGCGGCAGTCAACTGATCGCCGCGGAGCGCCTGGGCCGGCGATGCTATGCAGTGGAGCGGATGCCCGTGTTCTGCGACGTCATCGTCCGGCGCTGGGAGGCGTTCACTGGGCAGCAGGCGAAGCGGGAGCCCAGGGAGTGACCCCCTACTACGAGGACAGCGCGGTCCGGATATACCACGGCGACTGCCGTGAGATTCTGCCGACGATCACTGCCGACCGCATGATTACGGATCCCGTGTGGCCCAACGCAGACCCGCGACTGGCGGGGTCAGAAGACCCCGCGGGTCTCCTGCGCGGGGCGCTGGCTGCAGCCCACTGCAAGACGGTCGTCCTGCAGCTAGGGCGGTGCAGCGACCCGCGGATATTGGCGGCGGTCCCCGACAAGTGGCCGTTCATGTGCGTGTCGTGGTTGCGGTACGCCGTCCCCTCCTACCGCGGGCGCGTGCTGAACGATGCTGACGTGGCCTATGCATTCGGCGAGGCCGTCGCCAGTGCCGCAGGGAGGCGCGTGGTTCCCGGGCTCTGCATGTCGACCAGAGGCGAATTCCCGAGAGGCCACGGCCGCAATAGAACCTCACAGCAGTTTCAGGAGACGCAGGATGCAATGCCACATCCGGCACCCCGCCACCTGAAGCACGTTCGGTGGCTGGTGCAGTGGTTCACCGACGAAAACGAAACTGTGATTGACCCGTTCTGCGGCACCGGCACCACGGTCCTCGCGGCCAAGGGCGCCAACAGAAAAGCGGTGGGCATCGAGATTGAAGAACGGTACTGCGAGATTGCGGCTCAGCGCCTGGCCCAAGGCGTGATGTTCTAGACGTCGATCATGTCCTCGTGAGCCACCCGCGCACGAAATCCTCTTGGGTCGGAGAGCGCCTCGCCAACTCGATGTAGTAGGCTCCCTGCATTCGATTGAACATCCGCACCAGATCCTCCTCGCCCCGCGGCGCACTCAGCGCCTTCTCGACAATCGCCAGGGTCCGCGGGCCGACCTTCCCGTCCAACACCAGCTCGGGCCACGCCCGTCCGTTCCGATTCAGGAGGTTCAGCGCGTCCTGCAAGAAGACGCCCGACTGGTGGACGCTGCAGTTGACGGCGGTCTCGAACAGCTCCCAGGCCACCGCGTCGCTCTTCACCTGGCTCGCGCCGCTCGGCCCCCAGAAGTGTTCGTCGTAGAAGGCCGCCACCAGCTGGTCGAGGATCGGAGTGCGGCGTGGTGCGGACCCCTGCTCCTTGTACTTATCGATGACGCCCCACCCGGCCCACGCCGGCCAGTAGACGCGGGCAATCCCACAGAAGGTCTCGCCGCCCTTGTCCACCGGGTGATTGGAGTACGCTCCTTCGAGCCCCAGCAGCCTGTCGAGCGCGGTGCGCAGCGTCATTTTACGGAGCCCCCGTTTCTCGTTCTTCGCATCTCTTCGGTGAGCGCCGCGAGGCCCGACACCAGTTGCTTGGAGGCTGCGGTCTGCGCGCGCATCGCTTCGATGAAATCCCGAACCTCGTCCCGGTCCTTCCAGTGACATCCGACCTTGCCATCCATGATCTTCTCATGGACCTCCTCCATCCGCCGCTCGTGCAGCGGGTCGGTCGGTGGATCGTCATGGCGCTGGTGGGAGTAGGTGGCCGCCGGTACCTGCCTGTTCATGAACATGACCCGAGCGACCTCGATGAGCTTCCAGAAGGTGATCACCAAGATCGCTGTGGCCCCCCAGTTGAGGGGTGTGAATTCAGATACCGGCGGAGGGCTCAATGATGTCTCCTCGTCAGATGGAGGCTTTGGAGCCCGGTCCGATGTCGGCCTGCGCCGACTTCGACAGGTTCCGTCCGATGAGCTTCTCGAATCCGATCTTCAGCACCTGGTGCATGCCCGCGGCACTCCCGGCGGCGACCGTCCCGAACTGCAGCCCCTGTTCGAAGTTGCCGGTGACCGCGGTGCCCACGGCCGTCCCCAGCCCCCAGTTGAGGTAGGGAATGGCGTTGTTCGGGACCCTCGAGAACAGCCGGCCTCCGTGCTTGACCACGGCCCCTGTTACCAGCAGCGGGGCAGAGGCCAGGACTGTTTCCCACAGCCCTGACCCCACGCTGGTCAGCAGTTCGCCGAGCACTACTGGGCCGGCGGCAGCTGCAGGTCGTCCCTGCGGCTGTCCGCGAGCTTGTTGGAGAGCCCCGAGATCAGGTCGAGGACCGCGGCGTCCGAATCGCCCTTGATCTCGTCGGAGGCCGCGGAGAACGCTGCGAGCAGCGTCATGGCCGCCGGCACGTCGCCCGGCTGCAGACCGTCCTTGACCGCCTGGATCACGTCGTAGACCGCGACACCCAGAGCCTGGGCCTGGGCCTTGTTGTAACCTTCCACGTCCTACCTCCTACGCTTTGAGAACGCCGTGCCCAACCTCAGCGGTAGGCCCCAGCACCGTGAAAAACTGGCTGGCTGCTGGGGCCTGCGTGAATCGCAGGACCACAGAGTCGCCAGTGGTAACCGCCAGCGTCCCGGTGGACGAGGCGGCGGCAACGACGGTAGTGTAACCCCCGCCGTTCTTGCTGGCTTCCAAAATCCCGGAGGATGGAAGCGCAGTCCCAATATTGAAATTGTAGGTCCCGGTCTCCCCATAGACCACGGCGGTCCCCGCCACATTGACCGTGAGAGCCCCGTGCAGCAGGTCGTCGTCCTGCAGGGCGCTGGTGAGCCCCACCTCGAACTCCATGGGTACGGGGTTCGTATAATCGGTGCCCCCCACAGTGTGGCGGGCGGCGACGCGAACAGTGCCCGTGGCTGGGATCGGGTTGTTCGCGCCGGCCGCCCCGATCACGGCGTTGCGTACGACGTACGCAACAGGGGAATCCGTTCCCCCCACCGTGATCACAGGGGTGGACGTGACGCCCAGGTCCAGTTCGAAGTCGAACTCCGGGCTGTCGTCCAGGTAGTTGGCGGGCAGCGTGGCGTCGGTCACCACGTCGTCGACCGCCCACGAGCGGGGGGTCACCGCGATCTTCAGGGCGCGGGCGTCCTCGCCGGTCCGCCCGGTCTCCGTCGTGTACTGCACGTCGAGCGACGTGGTGGCCGGCGCATACGACGAGTGGAGCACCGGGTCCCTGGGGGCCAGCGGGCACCGCCAGAGCGTGGCGAGGGACACCTGCTTGATGGGGATCAGGCCCTCGGCCATCGTCCCCAGCACGTCCCGCGACCTCAACTGAAAATCTACCTCATCTTGGGACGAGGTCATTGCCAGCCGGCTGAGGCCGCCGCCGCTCTGCCCGAGGAACCAGATGCGGGTGCCTGCCGCATGCTTCTTGGGCGCCGTGTGGAACAGCCCCCTGTGGAGCCCGGCCAGCCGGTAGATTCCCCCACCCAGATCGGTCACCTGCTGATATCCCAAATATTCGCCGTCGACGTAGGCAATGGTCAGGAGGTTCGAGACGAGGGCGGTTCCCCCGTCCACCAGGAGCCCCAGGAGGTCGTCTGTGGCCTCCACGTCGATCGTGTAGCTGACGGCGGGCCTCGTGGCCGTCGCGCCGTACGCCGCAACGTCGGCGTCCAAGACGCCAACCACGAGGAACGCGTTGATCTGCTGGTCGAGGGACCAGCCACCGGTCAGCGGGCGGCTGGTGCCGGCCCGCGCATAGACGTCGAACCCCAGGGTTCCGCCCCCCGGCCACCTCGAGCCCAGCCAGATCCGGGGCTCCATGGACGGGGCGAACGGCGAGGCCGCCACCAGCTGCCGGGGCGCCTCGAGGGCCAGGGTGTCGCCGGCGACCGACGCCAGAGCCGGGTCGATGTCCCCGGTCCACCCTGAGGCGGGGGGTGCCCCGAACGACCCGATGCCCGTGGAGAACACGTCTTCGACCGCGAACAGGTCGATCGCCCCGCTGTCCAATCCCCCCAGGTTCATCTTGTTGCAGCGGAAGACCGCAGCGGTGATCCCCAAGCGCAGGGAGGTCCAGCGGAAGAGGGCCCCGGGGTACAGTTGGGCGCCATCGCGGTTCACGCGGAGCGTCACCCGGCTCAGGGGGTAGCCCTGCTGCCGCCACTCCCTCCACGCCAACTGATTCGCCAGATCCGCATCGGTGACCCCGGGGAACGACATCTCGACGGGGATCGTGGACTCCTGCAGGTCGCGGTTCGCCTGGTCCTGGGCCAGGCCGTACGACTCGTTGTACTCCTTCGTCCGATCCGCGAACTTCACGCGGACCAAATTGACGGTCTCCGGCCACAGCTGCCGGGTGAACTCCACGACCTCCAGCACGTTGCTCTCGTCGAACAGCGGCAGATCCTCCGGGTCGTAATCGTCCCGGGCCAGCGTGCAGGTCCACAGGCCCGTCGTCGGGTTGAAGCGGACCACCCCGTCGATCTGCCGCTGGATCTCCTGGATCAACTCTTCGATGTTCCGCGGCCCATCGAGGACCATGGCGAAGCCATTGCCCTCTGCGGCCAGCGTGACGGCGCACGCCCGGAAGTTGGTCAGGTCGATGGTCGACGGCGACTTGCGGAGCCCCCAGTTGACGTCGGTCATCAGCTCGTACAGCACGTTCATCGGGTTGCACCCACCAGGGTACGGCTCCTCGGCCCCCGGGTTCGACGCGGCCAGGCCCAGGCCGTCGACCATGCGCCTCACGATGAAGGCCCAGGGGGCAACCGACGTCGATCCCCCGATGTACCCGCCGGTCCACACGACGTGTGCCGTTCCCCTGTAGGCGGGCGTCGGGCTCTGGAATCCGCTGAGGTATGCGTCTGGCAGCTGCGTTGTGGACCCCGGGAAGAAGTGGAATGACCCGACCATCCCCCCTTGCCCCGTCTCCTCGCCCCCAAACAGATTCTCATTGAGGATGAGGCCGGCGCTGTCGTCGGCCGACAAGCTCCCGAGGTACGCCTGCTTGTCGTTGACTGTGATCCGCTTCAGGACGACTCCGGGGCCCCTGCACAAAGCGAATTGGATACCCACGTAGTACCGGCGCTTTCCGGTGTCCACGTCGTCCGACGAGAAGAGGCCGGTCTTCACCTCTTGCGTAATAATCTCGGCCCGAAAATGCCCGTACCACACGACGTTGGGCCCCGTGATCTTGACCTCGCCCCAGATCAGGGGGATCACGCGGCCCTCGGTGGCCGTCGGGAAATTGAAGTCCCCAAGGCTCGGCATGCGCGCCGCTTCCTGGTGGGGCTTGGGCCGCACCAGTTCCATGAGGAGGGTCCCGACGACCCAAACGATGAGCGCCGTCAAAAACATCAGAGCCCCGTCTGGAAGAGGTTCTTGTGGGGAACATGCGCAAATCCCCCGAAGTTGTCGGGATTCGCAAACTTCGAGTTGCATGTGGCCAGCGTGTGATCGCATCCCGCGTAGACCTCGACGGGCTGCCCGGATGGTGACGAGGGGAACGGCGCGCTCAGCGTCAGCACGTCGCCCGTCTGAACCCTCACGAGCCGGGCGTCGGTGCCCACCACGATCTTGCCGCCCACCGCCCACCCCGCGCCCTTCGCCGCGGTCAAGCCGGCCACCGTCAGTTGGTCGGCGGACACCGCGCTGATCACACCGTTGTACAAGAAGGAGGCGGCTGTCACCTGGCAGAAGCCGTCGAACAGGAAGTTGTTGCAGAGGCTCTGGTACGTGTAGCTCGGGATCTGCCGAGAGGCCATGGCCTCTGCGGGGACCGCCGTCAGCTTGCACTTGGCGCCGCCCTCCGTGTAGGTCACGGACACGATCTTCCCCGACCACAGGATTCGCCCATCCAGCAGATCGGCCCGGTGGAACTTGGTGACGGTCACCAGCAGGTCCTCGGGCGGCGGGATATTCACGTATCTGGCGCACACCGCGTCGTCACTCAGCAGCACCAGCTCCAGCTTGCTGCGGCCTTCTTCCGTCGACTGGTCCGGGGAGTTCCTCGTGATCTGCCGGGGGACGTACGTGTGACCCCCGAACGACACGGACTCCTCGGCCGACGTGTAGTAGTAATCCTCCAGGCCAATCGCAAAGTGGTAGAGCTCTAGTGGACTCCCCAATTCGATTGACCCCTCGTACGTATCGAAGCTCACTGCTGCACCTCGAGCACGCCGAAGACGACGGCGGTTTCCCCAGACCCGCTGTGCTGGAGGCGCACCGTGTCCTCCGCGATCCGCGACCGGGGGAGGTACGAGATCCTCCGGATCTCCGAGATCTGAATCGTCGTGGGCCACGCATCGCTCAGCGTCAGGCGCTCCACGTCATCGTCCAACACGATGCTGCTGACGATCTCCTTGCAGTACTCCACACCACTCAGCAGTTCCACCCAGATGTGGTTGTTGGGGGCCTGCCCGTTGATGTACCGGGTGTACCCGATGTTCTCGATGTCCATGTTGGAGGAGCCGGAGGACAGGGGGCCGGCCGCCACCAGGTCGTGGTAGAACGTGGGGAGGTAGAAGGCGGCCTGCGGCCCGCGCAGCGCGTGGAGCAGTTGGCGGACTTCCCACCGCCCCTGTTCGGTGGTCGTGAAGAACCCCTTCTGGCTTACCCCCTGAGGAGCCTGCCAGTCAGAGAACTGGGCGGGGGCCCCCGTCTCATTGTCGTGGCGCCCCACCTTCATCGAGGTGCCGCGGGGCGCCGTGCTGCCCCCCATGAAGTTCGGGCCATTGAGAAGGACCCGGCCGTCGTACGTGGGGAACGCCGAGTCGTCGGCGGTGGCCGGCGCGTCGTTGTCGAGAACGCGGAAGGTCATGGGGAACACGTCGAGGCCCACGGGGTGGCGGGTGCCACTGATCTGGGGATCGGCGAGTGCCGTGCGCAGCGGCATCACCCAGCTGGTGGCCGCCGCAAACGGCTGGGTCAGGGGGCTGCTGAAGGTGAGGGCCGAATCCGTGTGGCTCGCGATCTCCAGAGCGTCCCACGTCTCCTCGTCGTACCAGACGATGGCCAGGCCCCCGTCCCGGAAATCGGCGTGCCGCGTGTCGACCTGGATCACCAGGTCGTCGGCCGCCGCGTCCACCGTCAGCCGGCGAGCCTCAAACCACACGGGGATCCCGAAGACCCCAGCGAGCCACCCGAAGACCAGCGACTGCAGCGTGCGCCGCACGTGATCGTCCTCAACCGCGAAATTCAGGTTGAAGGACTGCCGAGGGCACCGTCGCAGCGCAATGCGCTGCTCTCGGCCGTCAGCCGACGACAGCACCGTGGTCTTCCACTCAAGCTCCTCGTCGATCGGCGACTCGGGGGGATAGGGGAACATCACGACGCGGCTGCCGGTGACGGGAATCACCAGGACACCGCTGTCCAATGTGAAGACCAGCGTCCCGTTGATCGTGGGCGGCCCGCTCGTCGCCACCCTCAACTCGACGAACAGCGAGTGCTGCGCAGCGATGTCGTAGGGGACCACGGGGACCCCCAGCAGCGTGGTGCCGCCCCCCACATTGTTCTCGACCGTCTGCAGTTCCCGGGCTGCGCGGTGGAACGCGTTGTAGATCTCCACCTGGCGGGTGACGGTCGTCACGATGTTCCCCAGGGCCATGGACAGCGGAACGCTGTGCACGTGCTCAAACCAGAACTGACCGGGTCCCGCCGCCTCGTACCCGCCGTAGTCTGCGTAGGTCCCACGCACGCCGTCGCCGGTCACCTCGAAGATACCGGAGAGCGGGGAGGCGCTCGGCACGACCAGGCCCCGATAGACCTCGGAGGGCGCAGCAAACACCAGGGGCTGCCCGTTGTGTAGAGGCGCCCGAAGCGGTGGGCCCAGGAGGATGCCAGCGAGGTCGGCCACTACGTCACCCTGTAGGCGACGCCGGCGTTCCACGATTCCTCGGCGCTCGACGCGGCGATCTTCTGCTTTCGGGTCCAGGGGTAGACGACATACGTATCGGTACCGCCCACCACGATCTCATCGCCCGGCGCGTAGAAGTGCATGTTGATCAGGGCGATGTCCGGCATCTCCCCCAGCCACATCCATGTGTGGGGCGTGGTGTCCGTGCTCCTCAGCAGCACACCAATGGGGATCAGCAGCTTGTGGGCATTGGACTGGCTCGCGCGGATCCAGCCCAGGGCGTATCCATAGAGGCCGCTGCGGGCACCCCCGAACAACTGGAGGCGCGCGACGCCCGCCCGGTCGTTGCCGAGGCCCGTGTGGCTGTTGTAGAAGACGCCCCACTTGCCGCCAACGGCCTGGCCGGGGAATCCCTCCAAGTGCATCGTCGCCTGGTCCGCCACGTTATTGCCGAATCCGTCGAGCAGGAAGTTGTGGTACGCGGACTTCGGGTCGGCCACGCCGCTGCCGGCCGCAGGGTTCCAGTAGTGGCCGAATGCGAACTCGCCGCCAACGAAGTCGTTGGCCTTCACCATGTGGCCAAATCCGAAGTGCCGGAACAGGTTGTTGACGGTCTCGACCTTCACGTAGATCGTGGGGTTCGCCCCTTCACTCGCGAAGAAGTCGTAGGACGTGTAGGGCCCGGCGTTCGCCGCGCGCGCATCGCTGACCCCGGCGCCCGTCGTCAGATTCACGCGGCGCCCCGTGGTGATGGGCGTCGTCGTCTGCCCATTGCCGCTGTCGTCCGGATGCAGGTGCGCGTCCTGCGACGTGGTCCAGCCCAACGACTGGTAGATCCCAAGCTGGTACCCGCTGTTAGCCCACCGGAAGCTGACGTAGCACGACCCGCGGTGGATGGTCAGGCGGTTGTTGGTAGGGTCCCAGTCGTCCACGGTCCACGGCGTCGTCGCGAGGCCCGCGGCAAAGATCTTCAGCTTCTCGACCAGGTCCTCGAGGCTCGATGCTGTTCCCGTCTCGCGTGCCACGTCTAGTCCTCCCGCATCGCCAAAAACGCGAAGCTGCTGCTACGGTTGCAGTTTTGGAACACGCGGTAGACGAGGCCCCCGATGATCACGCGGTCCTCGCTCACGACGCTCCCCGCGCCGCTCACCCAGTAGACGCCGCGCAACTCACACACCGCCTGGATGCTGGGGGAGAAGAAGGTGATGAGCGTAGGGATCAGCACGCGGAAGGCCGCGGTGCCCGGCGTCGTCTCCAGGGAGGCAACCGCGGTGCTCGCCACCCCCGTATTGGGAAACAGGTTGATGAACGACGCCGTGCTGTTCATGAAGAGGTCTGCGGCCTCCACCGACGGATCACCGAGGGCCCCCCCGGGGTGGGCCGCGGGCAGCACGGTTCTCACGCGGATGGCCGTGGTAGAATTGGAGTTCACGATCTGGTTGGCCACCGAGTGCCAGGCGCCGTCATTGAACCTCACGAACATCGGGCCGGCCGTGGCCCCATCACCGCTCGCCGAGCGCCAGGGGTCGGTCAGACCACTGCTCAGGACGCTCTGATTGTACAGGGCGTTCCACGCGCTGCTGTGGCCGGCCACGACCATCGGATATGGGTACTCCGACTCCGTCATCAGTCGATCGGCCCACCCCATGTATGCGTTGAAGTAGTTGCTGCCGACCTTCACCACGAGCCGGATGTGGTAGGCATCGACATAGAACCAGTACTCGATCGTCGCGTTGAACAGCAGGAGGTAGGACCCCGCGCGGTTCGCTGTGACCCCCGCGTCGTGGAAGCCTGGGGAGACCCCCGGCATGTTCTCCAGGTGCTGGCCGGCGGTGTACCCGGTCATCCCGTGGAGCTCCCAGTTGTAGTACGTGGCCAGGTCGCTCAGCGTGCGCCACCCGATGAAGATGGCGTCGCCCCCGTCGCCCGTCGAGCTCAGTACGACTTCCTTCTGGCTGCCGCTCCACGTGCTGTTGAGTTCCGCGGTCCACCCGTTGTCGGCCATCGTCAGCGTCAGGCTGGCTCCGCTGCCGGTGCCGCCGGTAGCGGAGTTGGGGGACGAGGGGTTCGCCGAGTAGGCGCCCGAGTTGAAGACGCGGACCCCCGTGATGACCCCGCCTGAGACGGTGGTGACCTCGACCTGGGCGGCGGCCGTCGACGTGCCGCCGGCGACGGTCAGCACATCGCCCACCGTGTACCCGGTGCCCCCCGAGCTGATGCCGACTGACGCCAGGCTGTTGCCGGTGGCCGCCGCCACCAGAGCGTCGCTCAGCGTCAGGTAGTTCGAGGCCGTCCCGTGGATGTGGCTCATGACGTCATTTGCCTCACGGTGCTCGCGTTCAGCGAGATGATGTTGAGTACGGCGTCCTGGCCGGCCCTGCCGGCCATGGCCTTCGGCACGTCGTCCGGGTCAATGAGATTGACGATGGTCAGGCTGATGCCAGATGCCGCCTGCTGCCCCTGGTCGCGGGCCGCACGCTGCGCGGGGGTCGTGACATCCACCTGCTCGTCGGGCGACGCCATGAACGCCACCAGCTGACTGTCGGTGCCCCCGGAGCCCCCCACCATGAAGGATCCGCCGGTGGCCAGCCCCCCGATGTCGAGGCCTCCCGTGATGAAGTTGCCGGCGGCCTTCAGCGCCTGGAGCATAGCGAACTCCGCCGCCATCTTCGTCACGCTGCTGATGACGGCGAACTCCAGATCCTTGATCCGGAAGATCCCGGTGTCCACGAAGTCGTCGAGTACGCCCTTCGCCGAGCCCCACGCCGTGTCCATCACGTCGCTCAGGTGCAGGGTCTCGGGGCTCAACTCCTCCATCGCCCGTTTCAATTCGCGCGTCCGCATGTCATAGCGCTGCACGCTGATGTCGCCGGCATCGTACGCCCGGTTCAGCATGCTCTGCTCGTTCATCATGTCGATCATCGGGCTCTTGTTGGCGCGTACCAACTCGTTGTAGTCGTACTGCTTCTGGTTGAGCTGCTCCTGTGCCCAGGCCGCATCAATCTGCGCCTGCGACACGTCGCCCTGGGCCTCGCGAACCATCTGCAACGTGAACAGGTACTTCTTGCGGGCCTCGTCGGTCATCGCCAGCTGCCGACCCTCTTCCTGGAGCTTGGCGATCGCCACGTCGTAACCGCCCAAAGCCTCCTTCGCCTGGCGCAGGAGGAACGCCTTTCGCTGCTCGCTCACCACGTGGGCCTCGACGAGCCCCGTCAGGTCCTTTTCGAGCTTCGCGTAGGCCTCCTGGGGCCCCACGATTTGCTGGTACGCCGCCTGCAACTGCTCGACCGCCAGCTTCTCGCGGATCGCGGCTTCGGCCTTGCCAGGCTCAGCCCCCACCAGGGGCCTGCCGACGTCGCGGGCCGCCCCCAGCAGCTCCTGCCGGACCTTTCGCTCGTCCGAGTTCAGCTTGAGGGCCGCGGTCTCCGCCGCGAGCCCCGCGATGTACTCCTCGAACTTGTCGGTCTGCCCGTACTGGTCCTGGAGCGCCGCCTTCTTCTGGGCGAACTGCGCGTCGTCCACGCGCCCCCGGGCCTTCAGCCGTTCGAGCGTCGCGAGTTCCTCCCGGTACTTCTCCAGGGGGTCGCGGATCGCCATGTACATCGCTTGCTCCTGCTTCAACTCCTTGTTCAGCTTGAGCTTGGTGGCGACGCTGTCCTTCTCCAACTCGACGCCGGCGGCCCGCGCCATCTCCTCGGCCTTGGCGGTCGCCACGAACAACTCCCGCTCGTCCTCGCCCTTGGCCAGCAGCATGTTCTCGTAGTCGAGGCCAGCCAGGTAGTTGTCGAGGGCGTCCTTCGCCTCCTTGCGCGTGCGGATCTCCTGCACCTGAACCTGCAGCGCATCGAGCTTCGTCTTGTACGCCTTGTCCTCGGCCGCCTCCAGCGCGATCTGCTTGTCCTCCAGCTTGTCGAAGATCGTGTTGATGGCGATGGCCCCAGCGGCCAGCGCTGCGAGGCCCACGGTGAGGGGATTGGCCAAGAGCGCGGCTCCCAGGGCCCTGACCGAGGTCACCGTGGCCTTCGCCGCGAGGTTCACCCCGAACAGCCCAGTGGTCATCGCCGCGCTCGCCGCGGCGCTCTTCGCCTGGGCGGCGGCCGCGGCCTCTGTGGCCACCGCGTTCTGGGCCTCGACCGCGGCCAGCGCCTGGAGTTGCGCTCCGTGCTGCAGTTCGAGTGCGGCCCTCCGCTGCATCAGCGCGGTGTACGCGGCTTCGGCGCCCGCCGCCTCGGCGATCGCAGCGGTCTGCGCGTTCTGCGCGGGGATCACCTCGAGCATCGCCGCGGTCTTCGCCGCGGTCGCCCGTGAAACCTCGAGGGCCGCCACGGTCTCAGCCTGGGCCGAGGCGGCGACGGCCGCCGCCCGCATCGCCTGGGCCTGTGCCGAACCCAGCATCACTGCGTTGCCAGAGTGCACTGCCTTCTGCAGCGTGAGGGAGCTGGTGACGGCCGCCTGCTGCGCGCTGATGAGCGGTGCGAACTTGATGGCGGCGACTGCCACGCCGAACGCCACCATGTTCTGGCCCACGCTGTCGATGTGGGTCCCCATGTATCGCAGGGCGTCGGCCAGTTCCTTCAAGCCCTTGGTCGCAGCGTCCTCAGGCCCCTGGTCGCCAATCGACAAGATCACCGACTCCCAGGCGCTGGCCACGGCGAGCAGCGCTCCATTCAGGTTGTCGTCCATGACCTTGGCCACGGCCTCAGCGGATCCCGCAGCATCGATATTGGCCTGCGTGAACTGCTGCATCTGGCCGGTGGTCCCCCGGAGGAGGACGGAGGCAGACGACGCGCTGCGCCCGAAGTACTCGAAGATCTGGGCGGTGGACGCCCCAGACGCCCGGAAGTTCTCCAGCACCCGGGTCAAGCCCAGCGTCTCGATGTCCAGGTCCCTCTGGGTCAGCACCAGATCCTGCATCACCTTCTTCTGCTGCTCGGTGGGCGACTGCAGCAGTCGCATCACCGCAGTGAGGTTGGTGCCGGCCCTGCTCCCCTTGATCCCGGCGTTCGACAGGAGCTCGACGGCCGCCGCCGTCTCCTCCAGCCCCACCTTCAGCGTGCTGCTGACAGGAGCCACATAGGACATGGCCTCGCCAAGATCGAGGACCCCGGAGTTCGATTGGTTGGCGGCTTTGGCCAGCACGTCGACGACGCGCGCGGCCTCCGAAGCATGCAGACTGAAGCCGGCGAGCGTCGTGCCCGTGATCTCCGCGGCCTGCTGGAGGCTGACGGCGCCGGCCTGCGCCAGCATCAGGGTGGGGCCCACGGCCCGCAGCGTCTGGTCTGCGGAGAACCCGGCGCGCGCCAGTTCGACCATGCCCTGGGCCGACTGCGTTGCGGTGAACCTCGTGGTCGCCCCCAGCCGCCGGGCCTCGGCCTCGAGCTCCCCGAACTTCGTAGGGTCGATGTCGCCGATGACCCCGGCGACCGTCGACATCTCCTGACTGAAATTGGCGATGGTCCGGGTGGCCCCCGCAAAGCTCGCGGTGATCCCCGCGATGGCCAGTGCGCCCAGCGCCCCCTTGAGGAGGGTCACGGAGCCATGGGCGGCCTTCGACGCACTGCCGATGCTCGCGATGTCCCGCTGGACCTGCAGCGCGCCCTTCTCGTTGATCGTGAGGATCAGGGATTCGGTTGCCATCAGCCCAGCAACCTCCCGACCGCCACCTGCTGGCGGGCCGCGAGCAGCGCATGCTGCATCATGCCGTTGGGGGCCTTCGCTGAACTCCCGTTCTCCAACGACATGATGTAGGGCAGGGAGTTGGCGATGAAGATGATGCCACTGCCCAAGCGCCAGGCTTGGAGCTGCGCTTGGCCCTCGGAGAGCGCACCATTCTGGTCGGGGAAGTTGATCTCGCGGACCGCCGTGTTGACGTGGCCCACCGACACGTTCCAGTTGCCGGCGGCACGTCCGGTGTCGCGGGGCGTCGTCAGGATCAGAGCGCCGTCGGCGGCCACCGCGGCCCGCCGCACGATGCGCTCGGCGTTGATCACGACTTCTTTCGACCGAAGGGTAAGGCGAACCGAGAGGGCTTCGAGGCTGTTCGACTTTGCCATTCTCCCTCAGCCCCCTTCTTCTTGGAGTAGTGCTCCAAGTAGACGTTGTCCATGGCCCTTACGAAGTGAAAGAGGTCCTCCATCTGCTCCCAGCTCAGCTCAAAGCACTCGCCGTAGTCCTTGATCGCGGTCCACGGGATCCTCCCGATGGCCAGACCCTGGCTGCGGCTGGAGCTGAGGTCGAAGAACGCGTTGTAGTACAACTCCATTCCCGGTGCAAGCTCGGGGGCGCCGGCGATCGCCTGCGGCAGTTTCCGACGCTCCCTGTAGCACTGCTCGATGATCCTCTTGTCGTGCGGTGCCTGCGTCAGGGAGTAGAGCAGGCACTCCGTCAGTTTCCTCGAGGTCCTCCTGGACCGAAGCACGATACAGCCGGATCTGGTTGGACTGGAGCTTCACATCCTCGTAGAACTCCGGGTACTTCTTGAACATGGCATACACCTGTTCCTTGGTGAACGGCAGGATGTCGCCGTTCTCCGCCTCGATCCCCTGCACCCACTTCTCGCTGCCGTCTTCCTGGACCACCAAGGTCTCCCAGTTCTTGACAACGGCGCTCGCGTAGAGGCGCAGGTCGATCTCCTCCATGATCTCCTGGGGCACTGCACCCCTGCGCAGCGCGACGCGGTGCGGGCGGATCGCGGCGTCCATCTCCTTGTTGAATTGGTGGTTGGACCCGCCGGCCCTCGCCAGGGTCAGGCGGAAGTTGGTGTAGCGAACGGCGACGCCATGTTCCTCGCGCGCCGCGTCCATGCTGAACAGCGAATGCAGACTCATTCCCCAGCTCCTTTGTGTGCTGGGGGCCTCCCAGAGACCCCCATTCGACTTACGCGGCAGCGGCGTCCGGCAGGTAGTCCCAGAACACCATGAGCAGCGTGTAGTTGAGGTTCGGATCGATCAGCGCGCCGCTCGCCGCATCGGCGTTCAGCGGCAGCTTGATGGCCTCGCCCGGCGCCACGTTGGGCTTGCCGTCGCCCAACGAGAGCAGAGGCATGTCGATGGAGATGCCGGCGTTCTCCTTCACCAGGTGGGCGTCGAGCGTCACGTTGGCGTTGTTGCGCACGGCCTGCGTGGCTCCGACGTCCCCGAAATACACCTCCATGTCGCCGCTCACCTCGAAGTTGCCGGCCGTCACCTCGAAGCCGCCGAGGACCCCAACGGCCTTGTTGACCGTGCCGTTGTTGTTGATCCCGAAGTTCAGGTCCAGGACGAACGCGAACAGCGGGGTGGGCGCGGCATCCGTCAGCGAGTGGATCGCCATCTTCGTCCGCTTGAAGTCGCTCGACGTGTTGAAGGCCGAGGCCTCCTCGATATCCGGGCGGGTCCCGGCCTTGACGCCCTCGGCCGCCGTACGCTGCACGACGTCGGCCCCCAGGTACATCAGGTCGCACGTGACCTTGTTGGACTCGGGGATCTTGAACTTGAACTCGTTGGGGAAACACCCCACAACGTACTCCGCCTGGATCGCGGTGGGCGCGGCGTCGTCGGGAGCCCCCAGCGTCCGCTCCGCCTCGTAGGTCCGCCGGCGGATGTTGGTGCCCGTCTCGTTCTTCAGGACGCGCCCGAAGAACAGCCGGACGGTCTTGCTGCCGCTCAGCGTCTCGCTGACCATCGTGTTCTGCGTCTTGTCCAGGGTGATGGCGGAGGCCGTCACGCTGCGGACGCGGGCGAACCCGTTGTTCGCGGCAGTCGCGAACTTCGTGAGGGTCGTGTCGCCCCCCACGTAGATCCACTCGCCGGGGATCAGCCCGAGCAGCGTGAAGTTGTAGGAGGCGTCCGACGTGATGGTCGGGTAGGCCGCGGACACCACCACGTTGAGGTCGTCGGCCGCGAACTGGTGGCCCACGGTCGTCATGCGCGCAGTGGACGCCGGCGACGCGTCGGTCACCAGATTCTCGACCGTGGTGATCACGTTGTTGGAGACGCTGCTCACGAGCTTCAGGCCGTTGTTGGCCGCGTCGTCGAGACCCGAGATGAACAGGAGGTCGCCGGCGGCCCACGTCAGGCCGTTGGCGTAGGTCACGGTCAGCGTGCACCCGCTGCCCCCGCCGCCAGTGGTGGCCGCACCGACCCCGGAGTCGACGAACGCCCGTCCCTGTCTGAGCAGCGTGACGGTGCCCACGACCCCGGCGGGCGCCGTGGCCACCGTGAACTGCGCGGTGATCGTGGCGTTCGCGTTGGTCACGGTCAGCACGTCGCCCACCGAGTAGCCGGTGCCGCCAGCGGCCACCGCGGCGCTCGCCGCGATCCGGCTGTCGACCGTGATCTCGTCGCTCGTCGTGTCGATATCGACGATCGTGAAGTCCGCGTTCTCCCCCGCGGTGCCCGCCCGCAGCGGCCGGCGCCGCAGACCCACGTCGTTCTTCCGGCGGAGGTCGGCGAAGAAGAAGCCCTGCAGCTGCTGCTGCATGTTCTCCTGCGTCAGGTCCGACTCCCAGCCGGCAGCCGCCTCGAGGTCCGTGGTCGGCCCCTTCTTCCGCTGGCGGTCGGCGTTGATCGGGGCGCGCGGGGTCGTCGTGATGTCCCCGCCGAAATCGGCGTAGGAGTTGGGCTCCTGCGGCTCCCACACGGGAGTCGCGTACGGAACCTTGTAGCTCTGCTCCTCGGCCACACGCAGGCCAGTGCTGTTGCTGTCTTGCGTCAGCTTCAGTGTCATGATCCTACCTCACTTCGTCGTACTCGAAATCCGCGAGCACGTTGGTTTGGAGCCACACCCCGCTGACCCCGACCTCATTGACCCGTACCCTGTGGAACGCGACGCGGCCCGGGCTCGTCGTCTTCCCCTGAAATGCGTGCTTGGCGATCGTCACCAGCGCGTCGAGCGTAGTCTCGGCCCCCGCCCGGTCGTGGCGCTCGGCGAACACCTGGACCGTGACGAACCCCGTGTGCCGGTAGTGGCGGGTCCCGGCGTCCCCAGCCAGCGTCGCCTGGCCCGCCGGGCCGTGGCGGATCGTCAGGCGGGCCCAGGCGCCTGACGTCGGCGGCTTGTCCCCCACGTCCAGGTAGAGGACGGGAAGCTCCGCGCTAAGCGGATCGCCAATCCACTGGTCGCGGAAGGCCCCCGCAATCTCGTCTTTTGCCTGGGCCATGGTCGTCACCTGGCCACCTCGAACATGTAGAGGAGCCGGGTGCTGCCTGGCTGCAGCACGTCGACCCGCACGATGTGCCACACGGAATCGCCGTCCTCGATCACATCGAAGTCCTCGAGGGGCTGCCCACCGTCGTCGGCCGCCGCGAACAGCGCGACCTTGTCGGCGCGCTTCACGTTCTCAGCGTCCCGCACCTTGTACCCCAGGTCGCTGGCCGCGACGAACGCGGCGATGCCGGTGACGGTGGCCACCGGGTACTCGCTGGACCCGCGCCACGGCTGATCCGTGTCCTGCGGGTTCTTCCCGTGCCTGACGATGGTCACGGTCCTCCCATTCGCCTGAATCAGGCGCTGGGCGACCGCCGCCATTTTTCCGTAGTCAGCCACGGACGATCCTCCGGACGCTCGACGACTCGATCAGCTCTTCCATCCACAGGTCAGCCTCCGGATACTCCCGGAGGCTCTCTGTGAGGTTGCCGGTCGACGTCATGGGGCGATCCGCGAACTTCACCGTGGTGCTGATCGGACCGACCTTCTCCGTCGTCTCCTGGATCACGCCGCTCGTGCCGTCGGGCAGCGGAGCGAGTTCCGTCGTCTGCTGCGTGGCGTACCACGCGTACTCGGCGGTCGCCTTCAGCAGCTGTCCGGGCATCTCCGGCAGCTGGTAGTCGTCTTCGTCCCACGCGTCGATCCGCGGGTACTCCAACGGCTGGTTCGACTGCTTGCGCTCGCCCCGCAGGCGCCGGCCGAAGCGCTTGTCGATGTAATCGGTGGCCCGGACGATCGCCGCCTGCACCAGGACATCGGTTTGGCCGGCATCAGTGATCAGCGCGGCCTTGCCGCGGTCCGTGTGGTGCGCGCGGTACTGGGCGACCGACAGGTAGGCGTTGGCCCCTGCGACCACCGCACCGGTTTCAACTGTGAAGGCCATCGCTCACCGCCTATCTGAGGATGCTGAACTTCGTGGGGCCGCCGGCCGCCGCGTGGGTCACCGCGAGGTACGGGGCCCGCGAGTGGTCGCCGTAGTCCCAAGCCTGGACCTGCCAGTTGCGGCCGCCCGCAGCCGGGTCGTCCACCTCAAAGAGGACGTTGGTCACACCCGTCTTGTTGATCAGCGCAAACTCACCGGCCGTCAGCACCTCGCTCTTCCAGCCGGCGGCGCCGGCAGCCACCGTCGTGTCGAGGATCGTGGTGCCCCCCACCTTGATCCGGCGCTGCCTGGTGGGGGCCGGCGACGTCAGCGTGTAGCCCACGTGCCAGAACCAGAGGGTGGCGGCGCTGATCGTGTCGGTGCCGATCGCCGACGTGTCGATATTGGCAAACCCCGTTAGGTGCGTGTCCGGGCCATACGTCCAGGCCGCGGAGATCGCGGTGCCCGCCGTGTCGTTGATGGTCCCCGTGTACCCATCATCGGCGCTCGCGGTGACCGGGTAGTTGGGCATTAGACCCTCACACCGGTCAGGGCCAACGTCACCTGTTGGATCGACGTGCAGCTATCGACGTTGAACCGGAGGATGTCGCCCTTGGCCACGACGATCGACAGGCTCGACGCCTGGTTCTTGGTGGCCGTCGTGATCGACGGAGTGACCACGCTGTCGGCGTCGACTGGAGGGTGGTTGGCGTACGTGTCTTTCCACACGTCGATGGCGATGCTGCCAGACTGGTCAGCGACCAGCGTCCACCCGCTGATGGTCATGGCGAAGGGCGCAACGTAGAAGCCCTTGGCGCCAGTGGTGATCGTAGCGCCGCCACCGTCCAAGGCGATCTGGAACGACTCTTCGGTGCGGGCCACGCCGTCCTTGATCAACAGGCCGTCGACGGTGACGCCCGCGGCGCTCGTCTTCTCATTGATCTGGTCCGTGTTGACCTGGGAGTCCCGCAGGAGCACCCCGTCGATGGTGACGCCTTCGGCTGGCGTCGCCTCCCCTATCACATCGACCTTCAACGTGCCGTCCACGAGCAGTCCACTGTCCATGTGGAACTCGGATTCTGACACGTCGTACGACAGGTTGTGGAGTCCAGCGAGCCCCGTGCCCAGGCCGAACGCGAGCGTCGGGTCCCCAGTCGCCGGGGCGATCCGCATGTGGCCGTCCACGCCGATGAACCCATAGACCTGAAGGGGGTTGCTGACGAGGAACCAGTCATCGTCGCTCACATAGATGATCGACGAGCTCGGGCTGCCCAGGGACCCACCGAAGAACAGGGAGGGGTCGCCCCCGCCAAGGTCCATGCCGACGTACACGTCGCGCCCGAACAGGTCGCTTTCCATCGTCACCTGGTCGGTGACGTTCATCTTGCCCGTGACCTCGATGGACCCGCCAAACACCAGCGGCTCCAATGCTATCGCCTTGAACGGCCGGTTGAACTCGAACTTGTCGCTGCTGAAGACGTACTTCAGCCTGGCGGGCGTGGCGTACGGAGTGCGGGCCCCAGCGAACCGCAACTCGGTGTCGACCGCGTCCTCCCGCGCGTTCAGCTTGAAGATGTAGGGCGTGATCTGGACGATGCCGTTGTCCGCATCGAACTCCAGGGCCTTGTCCGTGAGGCTGCTGAACTTGAGCAGGGCGATCGTACCGGTGCCCACCAGCTTGCTGATCAGGGCGCCCAGCGACTCCATGTCGCTGACCGCTCCGTAGTCGGCCGCCGCGCCCACCACCGCCCCAGTCCGCCCATGAACGCTGTTGGCGATGTTGGTCCACGCCGTGTTGTGGTCGGTGCCGTCGACCTTGGTCGCTGCCTGGCCTGCGGTGCCCCCTACGGGCAGGCCGGGGCCAGCGGGGCCCGTTGCACCGGTCGCCCCGTCAGCGCCATCGGCGCCCGCCGCACCCGTGGCCCCAGGATCGCCCTGCGGCCCCTGGGAACCGGTGGCACCAGTGGGCCCCGTTGCTCCCTGCGGCCCGATCAGCGAGGTGCCTGCGGGCCACGTCCCCGCGGCCTTCGGCCCGAACAGGAAGTGGCTCGTCGTGTTGATGTAGAAATCGCCGTTCGCCCCTTCGCCCGTGGGGTCTACCGTGCCGTAGAGGACGGTGCGCCCATCGGCGCCGGCAGGGCCTGTGGGTCCGCTGGCGCCAGTGGCGCCGGTGGCCCCCGGATCACCCTGCGGGCCCTGGGGCCCTTGGGCACCGGTAGCGCCGCTGGCGCCCGTCGCACCCGGATCACCCTGCGGACCCTGCGGGCCGACCGCACCCGTGGCGCCTGTGGCTCCCGTCGCCCCCGTGGGACCAGCGGGACCCACCAGGGAGACGCCCGCGGGCCACACGCCGGCGGCGCGCGGCCCGAAGAACGTGGAGGTCGCCGTGTTGATGTAGCCGTCGCCGTCCACGCCCTCGGTGGTCGGGTCGACCGCACCGTAGATGATGGTCGCGCCATCGGCACCCGCTGGCCCCGTGGGGCCCAGCGCGCTGGGCACGGGGATCTCGATGCGCACGATCTGGTCGACCACCTGGAGGCTCACGACCTCGCCGTCGTTGACCTTGACCACGTAGATGGGATTGTTGACCTGCATCAAACAGCCCTTCGCGTCACGTCGCCGCCGATCACGAGCTGCCCCTTGCAGTAGGTCGTGATGCGCCCACCGACCTTCACCTGCAGGTCGTGCAGGTAGGTGGCGGGCACCACCGTGGTCATCGCCTCAGTCACCAGCGCCGTCATCCGGTCGATCGTCGCGTCGCCCAGCGTGCTGTCCAACGTGAAGTCGGCAGGATCCAGTTTGATGATGGCAGCGGCGTCCGTCGCATCCGCGTCGATCGCGGGCTTCGCCGTGTACCAGAACTGGTAGCCGGAGATGTCGAGGCGGGCGCCCACCCCGTTCTGGAAATGGAACTGGATGACCCAGTGATCGCCGCGCTCAACAGTCCTATTCCATTCGGCGGCCACGGCGATCCTCCATGGTGTTGTTGGGGGGAGGGGGCTACCCGGACCGCCGCCAGGAAAGGCGGGGGCCCCGGTCTACCCCTCCCACCTATCTCCTAGGCCTCGGCCAAGACCGCGGGGGTCACCACGGTGTCCGCGACCAGCGCCAGGACCAGGGCGGCAGCGGCGATCCCCTCGTGGGTGATGGCCCCGGTGTACAGCGCAGCGAGGTTGGTCTTCGACACGCTGTCCTTGTAGACCTCGACGTTCACCGTGGCGTCGCCCAGGCCGTCGGCGATCGACGACAGCGTGAGGTTCGGCGCGCTATACGCGGCGTTCGCGATCAGCGGCAGCGCGTTGAGGGCCGTGACGAGCTGGGCGGCCACAGCGTCGAGATCGGCGGAGGCCGCACCCGTCACCTGAGCGGTCAGCGTCGCGTTGTCCCCGGTCTGCGCGGCGGCCCCAGTGATCGTCAGCTTCCAGATGAAGCCGGTCATCGTCGAGGCGTCGTCGAGCGTCCCGCTGGCCAGAGCCGTGCCCTCGGCCTCGGCCCACGAGCCATCGCCCGAGAAGTAGGCCCCGGCGAAGACCCGGGCGTGCGCCAGACTGGCGGCGGCCACCACGAGCTGCCGCGTGTTCTTCGCGGTCTTCGCCGCTCTGTTCTTCAGAAGATAGATGGCCATCGGTCACTCCGTTCCCGGCCGCAGCCGTCAGGCGATCCCCAGTTAGGCGATCACCCGCTCGATCGTCCGGTTGATGAAGATCAGGGCGTCCTCGTCCGTGTCCATGATGCCGGCGGTCGGCGGGCCCAGGAGCTCGACCGTATCGAAGTACGTGTCGTTCAGCGGGTGGCCGGCGGCCACCGCGGTGGCGATGGCCTCGGCGATCGTCACGGAAGCGGCGCCCCCGTCATCGGCGTTCACGATCATCGCGTGGATCCCATCGATCAGCGTTGACGACGGGGCGATGGACCCCGACTTCGTCACCAGGTAGAGTTGCGCGGCCATCTCGTCTCCTTGCTGGCCCCACGGGGCCTCGGATTACTGGGTGCGCACGACCTCGGGAGCCACGCGATCGACATCGCGCCTGGTCACCCCGGCCATGCCCGGGAGCTTCGTGAGGGCATCGAGCCGCGGCCGGCCCTCGGCCGTCCACAGCTCGTCGTTGGCCTTGTCGAGGCCTAGGATCGCTTCTCGTAGCCGGGTGTCTGGGTGTCGGTACCCCGGGGCACCGTGTTCGGCGGGATCGGCTGCGGCCGGAGCATCTCCGGTCCCATCCGCTGCGGCCTGGTGGGGAGCCCCGTCGTGCTGAAGGTCGCCGAGAACCTCTGCTGTCGGCCGGCTGGCGGCAGACTCGTCAATCGCAGCATCCCCATTGCCCTGTGCCTCCTGCTTGCGGCGTTCCACCAGCTCGCGGCTGCCCGTGGGGAACGCAGCGTAGACCCGCCCCAAGAAGCGGACGGCGCTCGCCACGTTGCGGCCCTCGCCGCTGACCACGGTGCGGCCCTTCACGAACTGGTACTTGCCCAGCACGCAGGTCTGCCCCGTGCGTGCCCCCGTCAACTCGACGTACACCCTCAGATCAGCCATCGTCGTCTCCAGTCTGCGGCCGCCGCCCAGCACGGAGGCTGCCGCTGGAAGGTGGGGGGGCCGCCGCCAGGCGACCCCCTCAGTGCATGGTCTAGGCAGGCGGGATGATGCCCGTGGCCATCGACAGCGCCTTCTCCGAGAACAGCGCGAGGCCCGGGTACCACTTGACACGCCAGATCCGGTCGTCGGAGTTCTCGGCTTCACCGACGTCGACCACGACGATGCCGCTGGCCTCGCGAGCCGTGAGGCCGGCGATGCCGTTGGAGCGGGAACCGTCGTCGAAGGTCCCGCAGAACACCTGCGTGGCGTTCGTCGCGTTGCCCTGCGTGCCGTTGACGTAGATGTAGTCGTTGGCGAAGACCGGAATGCCGTTGTACGAGGCAACGGTTCCGCCACCACCCGGCAGGTCCATGGTCTCCATGATCGAGGCTCCGCCGAGCGTCCGCAGGAGCTTGCGGTACTCGCGGCGCGTGCGCTTGGCGACGGCGTAGTAGTCGACCTTGCCGTCCTTGGCCAGCACCATGTCCGCGAGCTCGTCCATCAGCTCCAGGGTCAGGGGGCTGCCGTGCGTGGCGCTCGGGATGATCTGGCTGTCAGCACACAGCACGGCCAGGCCCTCGAACTGGTCGCCCGAGCCATCGCCGTTGATCATCATGTGCTGGTAGACGCGGCCGCAGTGCTTGGCCTTCGACGCGATCTGCGTCGCGGTCTGGTCGTTGACCCCGCTGCGCGTGGCCTGGATCATGCCGTTGACCGTGGCGTCGCCGAGGATCGTGGTGAGACCCGAGAAGACCTCGGTGAAGGTCGCCGGGGCCTTGGGGCCTGCGGTCTCACCGGGGATCGGGTTGAGATCGGCATCGGCGATCACGGTGCCGACGCCAGTGACGCCGACGCCGCCCAGCGTCTTCTCACGCTGGTACTTCAGGCTGTTGCCGTCGATGTCGTCGAAGGGGAAGAACTGATACATCTCGTTGGTCGAGATGATATCTTCGATGATGCCCGCGACCATCTCGTCTTGTGCGAGTTTCGCAGACTCGATGAGGCTGACCGAAGCCATGGGTAGACCCCCGCTGGTTGATCCAAGAGCCACCGAGCACCGCAGAATCACTCTTGCGTGGTGGATTGCATCACGCGCCCCACCAAATGCTCGGCCACCTTGGATCACCCGCGGTGGCTTGTTCTGGCCGCAGTATACACAGCGCGCGGTCTGCCGCAAGCTTTATTTGCGGCGCGCGCCCCTCGCCTCCAGGCCCGCCTGGATCTTCTCCAAACTGGTCTTGGGGGCCGCCGGCGCCCCGGCGCCACCAGCGCGCCTCGGGGGCGCAGCACCACCGCCGCGCGGTGCATCGCTCTTGAACAGCTGGCCATAGCGCTCGTCGGCCTTCATCTCGGCCACCAGCTCCTTGATGGTCATGGGCCTGGCGGTCACCCCGCTGTACCGCGGGTCGCCGTTCTTCTGGAGGACGGTCACCGTGAACTGACCATCGGCCTCCGCGACCTTCACCTGGCTGTGGATGAAGGGCATGACGAGCTCCGGGTCGACGGCGCCGGCCTCGGCCAGGGCTGACGTGGCCTCGGACGTCACGAGCAGCCCGTGGAGCTGCGCGGTCAGCCCGTTGATGCGCTGCACGTGCTTTTCGAGTTCCGTGCGGTGCGCTGCGCCCAGGTCGTCGCGGATCTTCGCTACCTGCCGCTCCAGCTCCTGGCCGGTCTTCGTCGAGTGCGTGGCCTTGATCTCTTCGAGCTTCGTCTCGAAGCCCTTGAGGATCGACTCGGGGTCGGTACCGTAATCGCGGAGCTTGCTGAGGTCGGGGGACGCCGCCTTCAGCGCGTCGCGCTCCGCGCGCATCGCCCTGTTGCTCTTGTTGAGGCCGGTGATGGCCGTCACGGCGCTGCCCACGGTCGGGTCATCGGTGCGCAGCACCCACTTGCCGTCTTTCTCCGCGTACAGCCCCTGGAAGTCAGCGGGGACCTTCGCCTTGAACTGATCGGAGGGCACCGACAGGAAGTCTTGGAAATCGAAGTCCATGAACCCAGCTCCTTGGTTGGTGGCGCCCTTTGATGGGCGGGGCGCCGTTCGCCACTACTCCCGTTCCCGAATCTGCTTCAACGTCAGCCCGCCACCAGCGCGGTCCACGAACTTAGTCAGCGGCATGCCCCCACGAAAGAGATCGGCGCGTGCTTGGCCCAGCACGTCATTCTGGAAGTCTGCCGATTGCGTGCGGAGCCACTCCCCGTACGTCGTTCGGGCCGGCACCTGGCCGATGGCCTCGGCTGCCCACCGCTGGCGGATGTCGCGGACCACCCCCGTCCTCTGGCGGTCGCTCATCGTCGACCACCCCTCGGTCTTCGCCGCGGCCTCCGCCCTGAAGTCTCGCTCTCGCCACTTGCGGGTCCGCGTGTCACGGACGAACGCGCGGTCCGGCATCATCTGCGCGAGGCCCATGGCGCTGAGCAGCGCGATCATCAGGCTGCGGCACTGGACGTGGGCCGGAGGTCGCTCGTAGGGCGTCTCGAGGTGGGGCTCGGGCACCCCATCCCACTTGTCGCTGTCCAACGGGGCGTTCGCCCCGTCCCGCGCCATGCAGATCTCGGTGGTCCGCCCGTCGAGGGTAGACGACCACATGAGGTAGGCGATGACCCCGGCGTTGGCCTTGAAGAACTCCTCACGTGCGCCGTTCGCCGCGTGGTTCGCGGCGGTGCGCACCACGGCCTCGGCGTTGGCCCTCGTCATCTTCGCGGCGCTCGCGACGCGCGCTGTCGCCTGCTGCACCGTCTCGCTGCGCAGTGCAGCGTACTGCAGGGCGTCGGTGATCCGCCGGCTGTCGGCCGCCGTCAGGTCATCCCACCAGTCACCGAGGAGCCGCGCGCGGCCGGCGCCCGCGGCGAACGGCTGGTTGTCGATGAGTTGGACGAGTCTGGAGGTTTCGGCGACAGCGTAATCGAGGCGCACGGGGATCACCCGTCCGAACATCTTGCGGCCAGCGCCCTGCTCGACGTCCGCCAGGTCCAAAAGCGACTGGCGATTGGCGGTGCGCGCCTCCTTCATCAGGGCGGTCCGCAGCTCACGGATATCCGCGATCATCGCGCGGTACCGGCGGCTCGTGAAGTCCCCGGGGTCCACACGCTCCTCAAGGAGCTTGACGAGATCGGCGTCCGACTTCTTGAGCAGACGCAGGATGCGCGCCACGTCGCTGCCCACAAGGCGCTGGACGTCAATGTGGTGACGTAGTTGGGCGTCAAAGAGATCTGCTTGGGCCCCCATCTACCTCAGTCCTCGTCCTCGTCGTCCACCTTCTTCTTCAGCACCTTCTTCTTGGGACCCGCCTTCTTCTTGGGGTCGACCACCTCTTCGTCGTCGACCGCCGGCTTCTGCGGGTCGTCGAACGCCTCGAGGGGCGCCGGGTCCATCTTGAGGCTCTCGTCCTCCAGCAGTAGGGCGTCGGCCTCCGCATCGAAGTCCTCGCCGAGTACTCCGCGCCGCGCGAGCTCCGCCAGGTACGCTTCCCGGCTGATGTCCTTCATCTGCCTCGCGTCCTTCAGCGCCTGGAGTTGCGCGGGGTCCGCGCCCGCCCCACTGAACTGGGTGTGGACCTTGGCCGTGCCCCACGTCCCCAGATTCATCCAGAGGGCGGTCATCTCCAGCGCCTGGTTCACGGCGTGCCCAAAGCGGATCGCCACGTCCTGGAGGGGGCTCGTGGCCTCCGCGCTGTCCAGCAGGCGGCCGGTGGCCGTGGGGTTAGGGCGACGCTGCAGGAACTCGGCGCCGTACGACGACATCTCCGCGTCGAGGTCCTCAAGGTCCTGGCGGCCGGCGTCGATGGAGTTCCCGGAGTGCTCGACGTACGCAACGCGGGCCTTCGGGTCGGTCAGGCGGATCATGAGGTTGGGGCCGACCACCAGCTCCTTGTCGGCGGCGCCCATGCCGCTGGCCACGAGGATGGGGAAGCGCGTCACCGTCAAAATCGCGCGCTGCTCCGACGTCGACTGCCAGTGGGCGATGTTCAGGTCGACCAGGTCCTTGATGGGGGACGTCCCGCACATAAACCCGGTGCGATCAGCGTAGAACGTGACGAGGGGGATCTGCGGGATGTCGATCGGGTAGCTCTCGAACAGCTTCCATACACGCTTGTCCTGGTGCTTGGGGTCGGCCAACCGGTAGATCTCCACTTGGACCGTGCCCTGGCCGTCGACGAGCAGCCGGCGGATCTGGGGCTGGCAGGTCTCGGCGAATCCATCACGCCCGTAGACCTCCTCCTTGATCCGTACCTCCTGCAGGCGCTCCACTCCGTTCTCCACGGTGCTGTCGGCGAAGAACACCTGCTCGGGTCGCAGGTGAATCCAGTGGGGGCGCGCGCCGTCCACCCGGTCATCGGCCAACGAGCGGGCGCCTCCCGCCAGCTGGCCCGCGCCGAGCTTCGGGAACTCCACCAGCACGTGGCTGAAGGCTTTGGCCAGGCCATCCTCGAACCAATTGCGACAGAAGACCTGCACGTCGTTGCCGAGGCGGTCGATGTCGTCGAACAGCGCCTCGATGGGCGGTGGCACCTTCTCGAAGATCAGGGGCTTGCTGAAGGGGCGACCAACCCAGCTGCTGAGCGTCATGCGCGTTCGGTTGAGCAGCGTGCAGCGTGACAGCCGCTCGTCGTAGAGCTTCTGCGCTTCCTTCGCGTGCATCGGCAGGTACCGCTGGCCGGCCGCGCGCATCGCGTCGGTCCCGTCGAGTACCGTCTGGACCTTGGCCCACCCCGCGGCCTGCTGGTCGTAGCTGGAATTGGTGGTCTCCGGTGACTGGGGGTCGTTCATCAGAACGCTCCGATCTGCGCAATGCTCCGCTGGTGGCGGACGCGGTAGCGGGTCTCATCACCCACGTGGTCTTCAGACTCAGTGTCCACGTCGTCCATGTCCTTCTCGTCCCGCGGCAAAACGAAGAGCGTGCGCCGCGTCTGCTCGCAGCGCTCCAGCCAGAAGATACCGGGCTCCTCCCGCGGGTAGGCCGTGGACGCCACCATCATCTGGCGGATCCGCTCCCACCCCTGCTTGCGGCTGCCCGACGTCTGATCCGCCTTCTCCCAGTGGCAGCCGACACCCGCCATGTCGCTGGCCGTCGACGACTTTCCGCTGGGGTCCTTGTTGAAGATCGAGCCATCGGCGGGCCCCGGATGCACCCGGCCGCTGAGCCCCCAGTCCGCCTCTCGGTCGAGGACGCCGCGGCCGATGGCGGTAGCCACCAGGTCCAGACCCTTGTTGTCTTCGCCGGTCCACCCGTACCACTCGGCGATCCGATAGAGGTCGCCGCGCACCTGGCCGTAGACGTGGCCGTTGTGGATCAGGGGCTCGCCAGAGGACTCGGCCCACCACCCAACGGAGAACGGTTTTGACTGCCCGTGATCGTAGCTGCGGTCTATATACCACGATTCGGGGATCCGCGTCAGCGGGAAGTTCGGAACGATGTGGACCTTAGGCTGGTAGACGGCGTCGAACATGCCGCCGGCCACGATGTCCCAGTCGTCGTATACCCAAGCGCGGTACTCGCTCTCGTTGCGGGCCGCGGCCTTCACCTTGTTCAGGTAGTCGGGCTGCGCCGCCAGCAGGATTCGGTTCTCGCTGAGGTCGAAGTGAATGGCGCAGCGAGGCTCCTCGAGGTTCCCCTCCCGATCGTAGCTGTCGCGGATGATCTCGCCGACCGTGCGGCCCGGGAGGATCGGCAGGCGGAACCGACGCTTGACCCAGTTGTGGCCGAGCCCATAGGCGTTGGCCGTAGCCCGCTGACGTGCGAGGCGCGCGACGCGCGGGTCGGCTGATCGGCAGCACGACTTCATGAGCTTGTAGCACGTGTCATCCGCCCAGTTGGTGAGCTCCTCGAAGCCGATCCAGGGGATGGAGAATCCCTGGTAGTTGCGGAAGTCCTCGGGGCGGCTGAAGAAGCCGAGGGTCAGGAACTCGCCGTCGGGCCACGTCCAGACCAGTTGGTTGCCGGCGGTAAAGCGGATGCCCGGGAAGATCCGGGGGAACCACTTCTGGGTTTTGACCACGACGTCCCGGAGCTGCGGGTACGTGTGGCGAAAGAGCATGCCGTGCCACTCGGCGCCGTAGCCCTGCCCACAGTCCTGCGCGAAGTCCATGAGCAGAGCGTCGGTCTTCGAGGCGCCGCGGTTGCCCTCGGCCAGGACCTCCGGCAGGTGGCAGGCGAGGAACGCCCGCTGCCCTCCTTCCTGCGCGGCCCACGCCACCTTCTGCTCAATGGACCCCACGAGCAGGTGCGGTGTCAGCCCCTCCTCAGACGCCTTCCAATCAAGGGTGATTTTTGTCGGCGTATCTGGGGAGTTCATTGCCCCTCTGGAGGCTGGAGGTTTCCGCCACCATCTCGTCGTACGCATCGAGCGCGGCGCGCGCCGCAGCGCTCGGCTCGAGGGTGTCGCGGAAATCGCGGCACAGGAGCTCGGCGATGGCACCGGCGAGCGCCGCTACCTTCTGGCGCTCCATCTGCTGGCTGTGCTCCCGGTGCTCGATGATCCCCCACTTGCGGATGGAGGGGCGAGCGACGCTGCGGACGCCCACCTCCAGGTAGATCGAGCCATCAGTTCGCTGCAGCGCTCGGACTCCCACCGAACCGGGTGATGAAGTCTGCATCGTCCTTGGCCTTCTCGGGGACGACCAGCACGCCCCCCGTGTGGTTGACGTCCACCTGCTGGCGGTGGCGGTACTCCGGAATGTGCCGGCGCAGCATCTCAAGGAGGAGGGTGTCAGAGAATCGGCGGATCTCCCCGACCTTGACCCCCTTCTGGTAGACAGGCTCGAGGGTCCCGCTGCGCGCGCGCCGCAAGGCTTCGGTCTCCAGCGACTCCTGGAAGTCCCGGTAGGCCTCGGCCACAGCCTGGCCGAACTCCGGGAACTTCATGCGATGCTGGCGAACGGTCTCCGGGTTGATGCCGATTGCGGCAGCCGAACGGTTGTGCTGGCCGGTCGCCGCGTACAGCCGGAGGAACTCCGCTTTCATCTCGTCGTCGAACTTGTAGCCGACGGGAGTGTAGTGGGGTCCGGCGTCCGCCGGCCTCATCTTCCGGGGAGGCCGCTCGGCCTGGTCCCCAGCGGCTGGCGCCGGCGGCACAGGAGGAGGCGCCAGCTCGGAGGGTGCGGGGGGTGTGGCGACCGTCCCCTGCCCAGAGACGGGGGCTGCCGCGGACTCCGCGGGGTCCACCGGCGGGTGGTAGACAACGGGGATGGGCGCCACCGCCTTTCGCGGTCGCCCACGGCCCCTCTTGGCGGGGGCCTCCGGCCCACCCGGCGGATTTTGGTTGTCGGGGCTCATGCCCAAATAGCTACAGCATGCCACGTTGCAGCGCAACGAAAATTGGTGGTCCGCGCGCGCGACGAGCGAGTCCATGGCCGACAGACGGCGCGGCGTCCTACCTCTGGTGATGCCCACGAGGTCCACCCCGGATTCTCCCTAAAGTATCCCGTTTTCGTGATAGTCTGCGAATCGCACGTCGATCCACCCCCAAAAACGCCGTCCGACCCGTCCAACCTCGAATGCTCTTTTTACGGGTAGGACGTGGTAGGTCGGACGCCGTAACCCACGACACGGCGCCCAACTACCGCCCATTCGTCCTACCTCCCTACCTCCTTTTATATAATCAGTATACACAGGATTCAGAGGGGTAAGCCCAGAGTATACGGAATTGGGCTGCGAGGTTGGACGTGCGGCGGATTTCACAAACAGCGTGTTTGCATGGGTTTGGGCTGAAATTGACGCGTCCAACCATCTTGGTGGTAGGACGAGTAGGACGTGAGCCGCCCCGTATTTTTGTAGCATCCTCTGGCGACCGCACCGGATGCCCCATTTTGGAGCCCGGAGGATCGCCGCTTGACTGCCATCTGCGACATATGGTAATATCTGCGCACGAAACATATATGACGCGGAGGTCCGATATGTCGGTCTACGTGAAGTCCGGGGGCGCCCCGGTGTTTGTGGAGGCCCAGTACCCTGACGCCTGCAGCCAGATTGCTGTCGCCTGGCTGCGGCTGTTGTGGCCCCGCCGATTTGTGTGGGCCATCCGTACTCGCCGCAATCTGGTGGACGCCGAAGGCCATAACAGGGGGCTATGGACCATAGAGGTTTGGTGGGGAGGGTCCCACGGGCAGCGGAGGCGCCAGAAGAAGTGCACCACCCTATGGGGGAAATGCGACGCCCTGTACCTGGTGGACGCCCGGGGCGTGCGGGGCGGCGCCGGCCGCCTCCTGAAGACAGTGGAGCGGTCCGATGTGTACCTGTGGGAGCCCAACAAATAGCGTGCCACCCCAAATCGCGCAGCGTGCAATGGGCGGGGGCCGCAAATCGCGCTTCGTGCACTGTACAGGGGGCCCCCACGAAAGCTAAGTGGGCCATATACGCGCAACTTAGCGCGTTTGGAGGAGTGGCACGGAGCCTGCATGTCTGGGTCAAGCGAGCGAACAGCGACCCACGCAGGAGGACAAGAAGATGACGACCACGACGCAGACCACGCAGACGACGACGACCGAAGCCCCGAAGAACGACGACCTGCGCAGCCTGATGACGGACATCAGCGAGTACAAGCCGAGCACCGAGAAGACCGAAGAGCAGGCTGACTGGCGGATGACCCTGGTGGGCTGAGCCCCCACGAACCAGCGGCCCCCAACGGCAACCAGGAGGATTCAAGTGGCCTACCGGAAGATGATCGAAGAGCGGCTGGCGGAGATTGGGAGTCTGGCGGATCCCAGGCACGTCGAGGGCTGGATGCGGCTGGAGCGGGGGACGCTGGACGCTTTGAGCCCCGCGGAGTTCGCGGCGGAAGTCAAGGCGGGTGCCGCGTGCTGCGCGGACAGCACCGAGGCGCAGAACGAGGATCTGGCCCAGAGCTTCGGGCTGTAGAATTCTGGCGACAAACGGCCTTGTACCAGAAAAGTGTGGCACGAGCCCCCCATGTACCACAAAACGGAGGACCCCAATGAAGACCTATCGACACTCCGATCTCGTCAAGCTCCTCACCGCGGAGCCCCCGGTGGCCGGCCTCTCGGCGACAACGGGGGCCCCAGGGGTCGCCTGTGGGCTGCTGCGGGAGATGGCGGGGCGCCAGGACGTCGCGGTGGTGCGCTGCGCGGCGACACCGCCGGCCGACGACGTCTCGCTGAGCATCCAGTACCCCACGGTCTCCGTCTGGTTGAGGGCGGAGGAAGAGCCGATCCGCGAGAGTGCCGCGGACCCCTCGGAGGTCGCGGACTACCCCGACGACTACTACACCAACGGTCCCCTCGACGAGATCTACGTGTGTGTCGAAAACGGGTACCTCGGGGGCCCCGTAATCCACAGCGTTGACGGCAATTCGTGGGTGCCCGCCGAGCACATCGATGGGGTTCACCGCCTGGGCGTGCCGAGCGGTGAGTTGGTGGATCCCGAGGTCCTCCTGTGAGCGCCCTGAGCCGCGAGGCGGCAGAGGACGGCGTCAGGGCGATGGCCAGGCGGCTGGTGGACGGCGGGTGGCACCCGGCGAACGTCGTGGCCCACGCAGCGCAACTCGAGGCGTTCGCTGCGGGCTCCGACGAGTACCGGCAGATCACCAGGGCCCTGGGCTACCCCGAGTTCTGCCGGCTGCTGACGGCTGCGGCCTGGGCCTGTCGGGCACAGTGCAATGCGGCGGCCGCCGGGGCAGCGCACAGCGCAACGGACGACCGGTCCGATGACCGGGAGCCCCCCGCGTAAGTCTCGGTGGACACGCTACATGCGGATTTGGCGGGGAGTGGCGCGGCGGTTGCATGTCACGGACAACGGCAGAGAACGACCCGAGCGAGGAGCACCACAAATGGCGACGCAAAACAAGAAGACCCTGGTGACCCGCAGCAACCTGACTTTCGAGGCCTGCGAGAAGCTGGCCGCCCGCCTGAGCGACGAGCACGGCACGAGCTTCGCGCTGCGCGCATCGACCAGGCGCTACACCTACTGGCTGAACGCCGATGGCCGGTGGACCTTTCGGTACGTGGAGGCCTGCTGATGGCGGCGCCCCTCCGATTCAGCGACGGCATGAGTTTCGATCTCAGCGGCGACCTGCGGGTGGTCCACCGCCGAGACGGGTGGTACGTGGTGGGCTGTGGGATGCTGATCCCGGTGGCCGACCGCGAGGAGGGGGCCCGCGTGGTGGGGGAAATGAAGGGCGGAGGGCCCAGATGACCAGGAAACAAAGGACCAGGATCAACGAGTACCGCGCGACGGCCGCCGGCAACCAGGTCCAGGCCATCAGCATCGCCGGCACCGACCTGGTGGTCTTTTCGGCGTGGCGCCTAGTCGCCTCGATCATGAGCTCGCCGTGCTCGACGTTTACGTCGATCGGCGGCCTGCGCTACGGGCGGATCGGGACGGACCCCGATCGCCAGCGGTACGAGGGCCTGCCGGTGATGAGCGACGAGCGGATCACCGCGGCGGTTGGCGCCTACTTCGATCGGTACGAGGTGGCCTACGCCGAGATCCTGTCGGTGTACCCGGGGTTGGCCTGCGCCGATGTGGTGCGCAGGGACGGCGAGATCCTGGCTGGTTGCGATGTGGGCGAGGCGGTGGTGGCCGAGGCCCGCCGCAAATAGCGCGCGGGGCGCTGCCCACACCGTGCAAAACGCGAGTTCTGGCACGGTCCGCGGCCGGCGAACGATTGTGTAAGATGGCGGTGTGTCGCGAGTTAGCAGATTTGCGGGGAGTGGACCGCCGGTTGCATGTACTGGTCACGAGCGACGAACGACCCAAGCAGGAGGCAGCAGGATGAAGACGACGACTACCAGCCGCGACGAGATGCTGATGGCGATCGCCCAGGCCGACCTGGACATCGACACGCTGGACGCCCAGGGCAGCGACCGGCTGGACTTCCACGAGGTTTCGGTTTGGGCCCTGAAGCAGGCTTTGGAGGCCGCGTACGCCGCGGGCCGCGCCAGCCGCTAGACCCCCACACGGCGCCGGGTGCCCCCACGCGGGGGGCGCCACTGGACCCCAGCAGGAGGCACCTCAAATGGCGAAGCAAAACAGGAAGACCCCGGCGACCTCGACGAGCCCCGAGACCCGCAGGCGGCTGCTGCAGATGATGGTGGAGGGGGCCCACGACGAGCAGAACCCGCTTTACACCTTCAGCATGACCGACAGCCGGCTGCTGCTGGCCTTGGCGTCGGGCGTCGCCGACGCCCGGGGCCTGGCGCGCAGCGAGATGGCGAACCGCGGGCTGGACGCTGAGGGCGACTGCTGCTCGTTCGAGGACGCCTACCGGATCTGGGTGGCGCCCACCGCGGCCCCCGGCGACCTCGAGCTGGCGACGGCCGCCGCGCGACGGGTGGCCGCCGACTGCCTGAAGATCGAGTTGGAGGTTCGCGGATCCGACGGCCTGGACTTCCACGACCTGTCGGTGTGGTCCCTGCGCGAGGCGCTGGTCGCCGCCTACCAGGCGGGGGCCGCCTACCAGGCGGGGGCCGCCTCCAAATAGGGGATTGGCCGCAGTGTCAGGAAAGTACCGAGTTTCGTGGCATACGGAGGAGGGCGACATGTCGATCTACAAGGTGACCTGCCGGCTCGTGACGATCGCGGAGCGCCTGCGGTACGCCGCATGGTGCCGGGAACAGGGGACGACGCCCAGGGCCGAGGGGCGGCGGGGTGCCCCCGCGACCTGCGCGGAGGTCGCCCAGTGATGGCCTGGCTGCTGGCAGCAGCCCTCGTCCTGGCCGTCGCCGGCGGCGTGCTCCGCGAGCTTTGGTGGCGCCGGGAGTTCTTCCGCCGCCTGGACGGGGAGCGGGCACTTCTGCAGGAGGACCTGAACTCCAGGTGGCGCCAGGAGCGGCAGTGGACGGCCGCGGAGATGAAGCGGACCTCCGATCAACTGGCCTGGTGGCACCGGACGGCGCTGCACGCGTGGGACGAGCGGGACGGTGCCCACGAGATGGTGGCCATCGATTTGCGAGAGGCGATGGTCCCGGCACGCGAGGCTTTTGAGGTGCTGGACGGGACGAGCGACGCGCCGGCCAGCGGGGAGACGTGCATGGATGTCCTCCGAGAGTTCTTTGGGAGGTACGCGTGATGCCCAACATCAAGGTGGCCGTCTGGAGCTACGAGTTCGAGCGCCTGGCGCACGTGGAGATCACGGAGTTCGACACGAAGGACGAACCGCTGGTCGTCAAGACCAGCTCGCGCGACGCAGAGGGTTGGAACGAGGTGGAGGACCGCTATTGGATGGAGGGGGGCGTGGTCCACGCATCCCACCACTCGGATGGGGTGGACTGCGATGGCCGCCTCGAGTGGTGGTCGACGAGCGAGTGGAGTGAGGCTGAGGGCGCCTGGGTCGGTGGCGACACCGGGCAGCGGGACCATGCGGCGGAGGCCGCGGGCTACTGACAACCGAGGAGGGCGACAAGATGGCGACGCACGCAAAGAAGAAGTTTGTGGTGGACCCCAGCTATGCGCGGTACAGCGGGGGGCTTCGGATGGCATTCGGCAGCGACCTGTATGAGGTCGAGTTCTTCGACGGTGACCGGAGTGGGGAGCGGATCTGGGTGCGGCAGGCGCCGACGGCCGCGCAGACCAGGGAGCGGATGAAGAGGGAGTTGGCCGA